CCCAGCTCCAGTTTTAAACAAAAATCGCTTAAAAGATGACCTTAAAAATGGGGTTATTGTTGAAGGCGCTCGATTAACCCAAGGCAGTTATCTTCAAATCAAATAAGGACAATCATGGCAATTAAATTCTATATCAATGCTGCAGTTTCAGAATTCGAAGGCAACGATGGCAAAAGCAAAAGACGCTATCAAACCATTGGGGTTATTGTTGAGACACGTCACGGACTCATGCTTAGCCTTGAATCAATCCCATTGTTAGGGCTTAAAGATGGCAAATTATTGGCATTTTTAAATGAACCAGGCGAAAAGAATGCTGATCAGAATCAGCAAACTTCAGCAACCGAATCAAATCTTGATGATCAAATTCCATTTTAGGAGAATACGATGAACCAAAAAGAATTAAATGAAATTTTTAAATATGAGAATGGAAATCTTTATTGGAATATATCGAAAAAAGGAATCAAAAAAGGCAATAAAGCTGGAGCAATAAGCGAAAAAGGTTATTTAGTAATTAAATTAAATCAAAAAACTTATTACGCTCATCGTATTATTTTTATGATGTTTCATGGATATATGCCAAATCAATTGGATCATATAAATGGCATAAAAAACGATAACCGAATTGAAAATTTAAGAATTGCGACTCATGGTCAAAATCAACAAAACAGAGGAATGTTTAAAAACAATTCTACTGGAGTAAAAAACGTAACTTTTGAAAATGGAAAATGGAGGGTTAGATTAGGAATAGATGGAAAAAACAAGCATTTTGGATCTTATTTTGATATTAACGTAGCCAAATTTGTAGCTGAAATGATTAGGAATAAATACTATGGCAACTTTGCAAGAAATGTATAAAGAATATCGTTGCATCGGGAGAACCGTATGAGGGATTATTCTGAAGTGCTTATTGAGCTAGACGCGCAAATCAAAAAAATGCACGTTTGCAGCTTAAAAGAAGATTGGAAAGGGGCAAGCAAAGAAGCAGCGCAAGCCCATACCCTGACCAATGAATTAGCAGTAATTTTTAGAACCCTGAAAGGAAAGAAAAATGATTAACCTCGTACTTGAGAATGATGAATTTAATTTTGTAGTTGGCTTGGTAGGAAAAGAGCCATTTAATAACGTGGCCGGCTTAATGGGTAAATTGATCCAGCAAGCCCAAGCGCAACAAATGGCACAAGCACCAGTAGCGCCACCCGCACCAACGACATCTCCTGCACCTGGCGATCAAGCTGGTTTAATAGAGCAAAACGTACAGTAATCATGCCAAGACTTCGCCATGAAACTTATACGTTGATGGATGAAATTATGTCCAGTCCGACTGTCTCCATATCCGATGACAGGAGAACTTATCAGCTTACTTTGCTATATCAAGCATTGGCAGCTTTAAAACTAGATCCTCAACCGACTAAGTACGATTGGCAAGTCTGCTCTGATTGCGTCAATTTGATGGAAACCCTGATTCTTGAGATGAAAGTCTGCCAGGATCAGGACAACCTACTTAATGACGCAACAATGGCCTTGGTTCGAGCAGGAAAGCGCAAAAAAGATGGAAACAATATCAGACTAGATGCCGAAGGAATAAAAGCCCTACAAGCGCTTTTTGAGGACTATGCTGAGCTTGTGGCCATCTTGCCCGAGCGCGTAATGGTGAAGTGCTTTCGATTAACAGAAAAGCGCATTCAAGACCTTAGAAAAGGCAAAAAGAAAGCGCATGACGTGGAGATTATGGAGTTATGACCAAGAATGACCGCAGCCTTTTAAAGCAAATGATTGAAGCTGGACGATTTAATTTTGATATTTATGAGCTTTTGGTTGAGCAAAATGCCATTAATGCCAAAGAATCAATTAAGAAAATGGGTGAAAAATGGTGTTGTCATCCAGCAAATAAAGTAAAAAGACTTGAGATGCCTTTGCCGATCTTAAGCGACATGAGAGCGAGCAAAATCCTAAAAACACGCAAATAGGAGCAAATTATGACCACTTTTATGCTTTCTGAGTTAGGATGCAATGGTGACTGTCATCAAGGAAGATTGCCTTGCACTTGTCAAGAATCTGTCCCCTTTGTTGGCAAAATCAATGAATTAGATAAAATGGACAAAGGAATAGTTAAGCAGGCGCAACAGGATGGCATAAGCGAGAATTTTTCCTGCTTTCATAATCGCGAGAAGTAATGCCCAAATGTTTATTCCCACTTGGAGATATTTATGAGCAAACCGCCAAAACGCGATGAAAGACGCAAAGCAAGAGAAAATAAACGCTATCCGTTTAAATTGATTCCTGTTTTGTTTCTTTCAGGATGCAGTTTGATGATTGGTAACTATGATCCGCTTGAATATGGGCTGGTCAATCGAATAAGAACCGAAGCGCAAATATCAGATTGCTCAAAACAAAGCACTTACGTCATATATGTAAGCGCTTTAGAATTAAAGAATTACAGTCAATATTTGCCAAATAATGATCAAGAGATTGCGCTGGTCGATGATCTTTACAAAATAGTTGATCAGCTTTATACATTCAAAAGCCCTAGCGCAGCATATTGCAAGGCCAAATTAAACATAATCGAAACTACTGCTGAGCGCATTCAGCAAACAACAGGGAATAAACCAAGATGAATATTAATGAATTATGGGGTGAGGCAAAAGGATATAAATCTCAATTAGATTCAGGCGCGCTCACTCCTGCAGAATTTAAAGATTTGATTAGTAGTCTTGGGATTGCATCAAATATAAAAGAAAATGCAGATGAATTTGACAAAAATATTCAGATTCGTGGGTATTTGATTGATTTATTAAATTTTGCAGAAACTATTTCGAGCCTCTGATTCGGCAGATATTCTGCATTCTTTCGTAATCTTCGCGACACCAAACATCGCAAAATCTTCGATCGGCAAGTCTTGCATTGCAGGAAAGACAAAATCCTGTAGTTTTTAAAGGTTGCCGATCCCTTACTTTTTTTATTGTTATTTGCCGATGCAATTCCTCTGCATCCGAGGCATCGTCAAAAATGTCGCTCATGCCAATTTTGAAATAAACATTGCAGCCTCTGCTTCTCTGCGTTTTAACAAGCCAGCCATATGATGACCGGCAGCCATATCCCATTTAATGAACTCTTGCGATGCGCCTTCATAATCGCCAGCATTTAGCTTTTTCATAAGAGTTGATGAGTCTAAATTGCGACATCCACAATTGAATGCGAAGTCCACAAGCGCGTCAAATTCTTCTTGGGTTAGCTCTACATGAACTATTGCGTTGACGTTCGCCTCGGCTTGTTTAATGTCTTGGGAAAGATATTGTTCTGCCTGCTCTTGGGTAATTTCTAGGCCTTCTACGACCTCAGGCCCTGTATGACCATAACCAATAGTCCAAGGATCACCGCCACTACCAGGATCAGGATAAGCCACAAGCCGGCATCCTTCAAAACGCTCAGTAAGGTGTAGTCCATCTTTTGAATACTCCATTATTTCACCGTCAAATCATTATATTTATCAATCACTTCGTTTCGCTCGATTTCTGTGGTTGCGCACGATTTAGCAAATCCGATAAGAAATTCTGCATCTGACTCAAGTAGTCTGAGTCCTTCCTTTGGTATTGCAATGGAGGAGGATTCGTTGCCGGAGGAGCTATGGTCGTGCAACCCGATACCGCGATACTGATTAAGGAGCAACTCATAATGAGCTTGGAGAGCGTCTTTTTCATTTTGGGCTTTCTGAGTGTCTTGAGCTTGTTTGTTGATGATCTCTGTTTGATTTTTAAGTGCTTGAGTTACTGCTTCGGTTTTTGCTTTTTCTATCGATGAATAATCAATTTCATGCGTAATATATGCACTTCCCAAAGATATGCATAGCAAAATGGCAATTTTTATATATGTCGATAAAAACATTATTTCACCGTCATTTCTTGCATTTTTTCTTGAGTGCGCCCATAAGCAGTAATTCCAAGGATTGCGCCCATTGAAAGGTGAAAGAATCCAGCGCCTTGCAATGTCAAAGGATTCCATTGATTTTGGACAACTCCTTTGCCAAATACTTGCACCAAAGACCAAAATATCGGAGCAATCATAAAATCAAATATGCATACCGACATATACATCCAAGCCATTGCTGGTCGCCATTTTGTATTAAGCCAATTTTGATTGTTATCTGCAACAATCACTTTTTCTGATTCAGATGACTCTGAAAGATTGGCTTCTTCGATCATTTTTTTGTAGTAATGCTATCCGAGCCTTTGGTGACTGTGACCTTATCTCCATCTACAGTAACTGACATTGGTGGCTCTTTATCGGCAAGATGATCTAAACGTTGAATAAGTTGTTGAATGACTGCAAACTCAGGCTTTTCTTCTTTTTCAGTAGTGCCTGAAACTGCATTCATCATATTAATTATGGCCATGATTGCACCGCCAGCCATACCAATAACTGCTGCAATTTTTGAAGAATCTAAAAAAATGCTTGCTGCAACGCTTATGACAATAATGGCAGTTATATAAGCCAATCCATGTTGCCCAATTGACTTTCCAGCTACTTCTTTTGCGCTATCTTGATCTGCCATATTAACCCTTTGGAGATACCCATCCATGACCAGCAGCCCATAAGTAAACAAGGCCAACTAAACCAACAGAAAGCAAACCATTTAATGTCCATTTTCCAAATTTAGAAAATTGACTATCTAGCCATTCTTGCAATGCTTCTTTAATGGCTTCTTTTTGTATTTTTGGATCAAGATCAGACATAATTTACCTTTAATAAATAACTTCAAATTCAACTATATCGCCAGCATTTAAGCCTGATGCAAATGTAACGACATTATTTGAGGTTTCTGTGTAATTTAATGTATTAATTTGTTTGCAACCATTAACATATACAACAAGAGAATTAGAACCAACCAAATAAGTAAATGATGAAATGGTAAAAGCAGTCTGACTTTGAGTGGCAGTTTGATATTCAGATCCACCGCTTCCTGAGGCATAAGTTGGCTGATCCCAAATTAGATTTCCATTAACGTCATAGACTTGTTGTCTATATGCTCCAGCACCATAAACAATACATTGACCATTAGCATCCAAAACTACTGGATTAGTATTCAAGATAGTCATTGCTGCATCTTGATAGGTATTTTTACGAGTAGTAGTACCTGGAATATAATAATTAACAGTTCCTCCCGCTAATGGATTTCCATTAGAATCTATAAACTGTTGCTTTGCATTTGGGATTAATGTTCCAGCCATGTTTGATGCCCTCTTTCAGTTCATTCAAGCGCACCCTAAACCATGCGCATTTTTATTTATTGCTTGTACCTATAACTTCATTATCAATTTCAAAAAAGCCTTTTTATTGGCGCTGAGAAACTGAATTTGTGCCTACCCCGATCATACTTGGATAGAGCAATTCCATCAATTGCGGAGTGACAACGGGCTTTTTCGCCTGAATTGTCATTTGTGTTGGATTCAATAAATGCTCTGTTAAAGCATTAATTACCGCATCATTTTTGCGTTCCATTAATGATTGCCAAATTGATCCAGCTTTTCCACCAATTACACCACCAGCAGCAGCGCCACCATATCCGCCCAATAATCCTCCAACAGTAGCTCCAGCAGCTCCTG